TGTCTCCTGAGTCTTGATATATTTCATAGTGATGAATATCATCTACGTTATCATATTTAGACTTCACATATCTTTCAAGTCTATTGACTGACATGGGCCAGTCTTTATACACATCTTGTATATTGTTAACCATCAGAACAACCCAATGAAGGGATGCCTCACCATAATAATCATGGGCAATGTCTTCTGGTTTCTCTCCATCACCAATATCATAATAATCATATGATGCAGCATAGATAATGCTTTGTTCAGATATTCTTGATCTACGAGTGATATCTGTCATTTTGGTTGTTACACCATCACCATTTACATCGTAGTCAACTTTTGGGAAGTGTGTGAAATACATTAGAATCCTTCCTCTATACGTTTCTTTGTCATAATCTCTAGTTCTTTAAACTGTAAGGTTAGTTCTGTTTCTGTCGGGCGATTATCGTGAAAAAATTGTGGACGCTCTCCACCATATTTAACATCAACACTCTCTAAAATACATTCTGAAATTCTATGCAGTTCTGCTTGATGTGAATATGATATATTATATGTAGATGGAGCTACCAAGGTACGTCCAAATTGTGCGGCATTCGGTAAATGGGGCATCATATGGAATCTGAATGACTTAACAATTTCTTGAATTGTTGCTGCTTCTGCAGCATCATGTGGAAGCAATCTAAACGTGAATGAAAAAGAACGTCTATCTACACCCTCAAACATCAATTCAGTATTATTATTAACTGTTCTTCCAGTAGCAATATTGGTTACACTTGCAGCACCTGTTGCACCAAGACCTTCACCTAAGTTTCCAAGTCCTCTCGCTACTGCCTCTCCAATATTCTGTCCAAATTGATCCTTGACAGCATTGATAGCAGCTTTACCACTTTCTGAATTAACTCCAGTAAAGTTTTTTACTGCCGCAAGTCCACCAGCAACTAGTCCACCAATTTCTGGTTCTCCAAAATTTGCTTTTTGAGACACGCTAATTTGAGCAGGGAGATATAGAACCACAGAACCTTTTGTTTGTCTTGTAGGAGCTCTTGTGACAGTTAAATTTTGTTGACTATTATTAGGTTCTTCATTGTATGCGCCGCCTGCTAGATATGAATTAACGCCTGTTTGAACTCTAGCATTAAATCTTACATAGTGAGCACCACCATGTCCATTATTTCTTCCGTATTCTAACGTGCCAGTGTTGCTTGCAATATTACCTATTGCACCAATAACCTGTTCCGCTCTTCCATTTTGAAAAGAACCACTTACTCTTCCACCTCTTGGCATGTCTAAATACTCCTATAAAGTTTCATATAAGTATTTATAAGGTTTGTCATGGCATATAGTGGAAAATACATACCAATTAATATAACAAAATATCGTGGTGATGTCAATAAGATTGTGTATCGTTCTTTGTGGGAGCGTAGATTTATGGTGTATTGTGATAACACTAAAGAGATATTAGAGTGGGGTAGTGAAGAAGTTATCATACCATATATATCTCCCTTAGACGGCAGAATGCATCGGTATTTCCCAGATTTCTATATAAAAGTTAGACAAAAAGACAAAACCATCAAAAAGATGATAATTGAAGTCAAACCTAAGATACAATGTGGCCCACCAAAAACCCCCAAAAGAAAAACTAAAAGGTTTATTAATGAAGTCCGTACATGGGGCGTTAATGAAGCAAAGTGGAATGCAGCGCTCGAGTGGTGTAAGGATAGAAATATGGAATTTAAGATACTTACTGAAGACCATGTAGGTTAAACGTATAAATAGAAGTATGACGTATTTTGATGAAATATTAGAACGAAGTGGTGGGAATGAACGATCTATAAGATGGTTCAGAAATCAGATTCGTGAGCTGGGAACACCAGCACCAAGAGCACTAATCTCAGAAGGTAAAGTTAGGGCAGCACCCATGTTTGGTAAGATGAACTTCTACATGTATGACCCTAAGTATAAAGCAACTTTACCATATTATGATAGGTTCCCTCTTATCATGCCCATTGAGATTGCAGAAGGTGGGTTTATTGGATTGAATTTCCATTACCTATCTATCCCTATGAGAGTGAAACTATTGAATGTAATATCAGAATACGCTTCAGATGATAATATGAACGATAAAACAAAAATCCGTTTAACATGGAATCGAATTAAAAGAAATCCATTGGTTAAACCTACAGTAAAAAGATACCTATTCGATCATGTCAAGTCACCCTTCAGAGTGATTGACGCAGATGAAATGATGACAGCAGTATTGTTACCAGTACAAAAGTTTGTCAAGGCAAGTGAAACTAAGGTATATTCCGATTCTAGAAGGATGACACGATAATGGGTAGTAAAATACAATCATTCCAAACAACATTCAGAAAAGGTGTTGCAAAACCAAATCAATTTGATGTAGAATTTACTTTGGTGCCTGGCGGGCTTAGTGAGTTTGATAACTTGGTTAAAAATGAAATGTCTCTACGAGTTCAGAGTGTTACAATGCCAGGCAAAAATATAACAACAACTCCTAATGACAATGCATATGGGCCTTCTTACGAAATGGCAAATGGTGTTAGTTTTGCAGAAGATATTGAAGTGACATATATTTTAGATGTTGATCATAGAGTCAGAACATTCTTTAACGCTTGGCAAGATACAGTAGTTAATCCAAGTACATACGACTTAAACTATTATAAAGATTATATTGGTACAATGGTTATATATCAATGTGATCAAAATGAAAAAGCTGCAGTAGCAGTACAGTTAGAGGAAGTATATCCAAAGTCTGTCGGCCCAATAAGTTATAGTATGGAAAATGGAAATAGTTTTCAAACAGTAACGGTTAATATGGCATTTAAAAGATGGCAACCACTAGCATTTGCTTTTGCACCAACTACAGCAGCCGAAGCAGCTGCATGGATACAGAATCCAGATTATAATATCCCAGGCATGTTAAGTAGAGGCGCACTAAATGAGTTGTATAAACTATCTCAGAAATTTGGTATACCTCTACCCCCTGGCGTGGAAAGTGCTATTAATAGAGTTCAATCAATTGTAAGTTTTGGAAGTGATCCAACAACATTCTTGAAAAGACAAATAGCACAAAAGGTAAGTGGTAAAATTGGTGGACTACGCAGAATTACGGGTTTTTAAACCGATATAAATACTAGTAACAATAATATAATGTAATAGGAGATAATTATGGCATTACCAAAGTTGGCCGTGGCCAAATATGAGTTGACACTTCCCTCGACAGGGAAAAAGGTTGAGTATCGTCCTTTCTTAGTTAAAGAAGAAAAGATACTATTGACTGCACAAGCAACAGGCGAAGACGCTGACATGCTAAGAGCAGTAGAACAGATTATTGAGAACTGTACGTTCGGCGAACTAAAAATTGGAGAACTACCATTTTTTGATATTGAGTATGTTTTTATCAAACTACGCTCTAAGTCTATCGGTGAAGTTGCAACAGTTAAGGTGTTGTGTCCAGACGATAAAGAGACAAGAGTAGATGTTGATATTAATTTGGATGATGTGGAGTGTGTACGAGAAGTATCTCACAATGCAGAAGTCAAGTTAACAGATGATATTGGACTGACTCTAGAGTACCCTCGTATTGATGCAATTGCGTCAATGACAAAGGTTTCAGATGGTGAAGCAGGATTTGCAATCGTTAAAGGATGCATATCACAAATATATGATAAAGAAAATGTTTATGCAAAGTCAGATATGGATTCTAAAGAACTAGATGAATTTGTCGATTCTTTATCCCATAAACAGTTTGAAAAGATTCAAGAGTTTTTTGATACTATGCCTAAAGTGAAACATTCAGTTAAAGTAAAGAATCCAAATACAGGGATTGAGAGTGAAGTAGTAATTGAGGGTATGCAGAATTTTTTCTAATAGCCCTCTCTCACAACACACTTGAGAATTATTTTAGACTAAACTTTACACTTATGCATCAACATAAGTATTCTTTAACTGAGATTGAAAGTATGTTACCGTGGGAGAGGGAGATTTACGTTTCTATGCTTTCACAATACTTGGAAGATGAAGCAATGAGGGCAAGACATAATGCCCAAAGATAGGAGAATACTATGTCTGAAGAAGAATTAAAAAAACATCATCCAGCCGATACTAATGGCGATGGTAAAGTTAGTGATGAAGAACATGCAATGTACATGGAGTTCAAAAGAAAAGAACTAGAAGATAATGATGCCATGCGTGACGCTCAGCGCTCAATGACATGGTTTGCATTGTTTGGATTGTTATTGTATCCATTCGCAGTAGTACTTGCATCACTGGTTGGACTAGATGAAGCACAGAAAACACTAGGAAGTATGGCCCCAACATACTTTGTTGCTGTTGCTGGTATTGTTGCGGCGTTCTTTGGTTCGCAAGCATACACTAAAAAGAAATAGGTAAAGTAAATGGCTGATACACTAAACGACTCCTTAGTAAAAGTAACTGAAGAACTAAAAGAAGCGAATGATCGTTCTCTCCAAGCATCTAAAGAACTTGGAAAAGTAACTGCTGCAACTAAAGCAAGCTACAAAGAAGTTGGTGATTCGGTCAAAGAATCTCTTGGTATCAATAAATTAAAAGATATGGTAGCGAGTTTGCCTGGCATGAATATTGCTAAGGCAGTCGGTGGTATCGTAATGAAGAAACGTAGAGAAAAGCAAGAACAAATGAACCTTGCAAAGCGTTTAGGTATCACTAGAGACCAACTCTTACTTCAAAAAGCAGAACAAGAAGTTGTTCTCGCAAAAGAAGAAGAATCTAAAAAACTAATTGAAGCTGCAGAAAAACTAGGATTTAACACTGATAGAATTCAAAGAGTAAATGAAGAAGGCAATGTTGAGTTAAATGGTTCTCTAAGAGAATCTAACGGACAGTTTGTTTCTAAAGCAAATGCAAGTGCAGATGCTCAATTGAGAGCATTAAAAGACTTCTCTGGAAATCAAGAAAAGAGTCTTTCAGAAAGTGTTGGTAGTATGGTATCTGCTCCTGATGTTGGAATAAGTGGTGCTTCAGCATCAGAAGATGCAGCAGAAGACAGAAGACTTGCCGATGCACAGTTGGGTGAACAAGAGAAACAGACTTCGTTGTTGCAACAACTAGTTGATGGTGGATTAGGTGAAGGAGATAAGAAAGAAAAAGGTGGATTCTTAGATAAACTTGGATCTCTTAGATTAGCATTGATGGGTTTACCAGCATTGTTAGCAGGGAAACTAGCGGCACTAAAACTAGGTGCAAAAGCAGTTGCCGGAACTGTTGCAAGAGGTGCTACTTCTGTTGCAAGAGCAGCTCCTGGCGCTATAAAAGGTGTCGCAAAACTAGGAGTTCGTGGTTTAGCAACTGGTGCTAAATTCATCCCTGGCATTGGACTTGCAGTAACCGCTGCAATGGGTATCTTTGATGGTATGTCTGCTGGTATTGAAGAGTATAAGAAGTCTGGTAAATTGGGTGCGGCAGTTAAAGAAGGTATCGCTGGTGCGGCATCTGGATTAACATTCGGACTTGTATCACAAGAATCTATTTCTGCTGGTATGGATAAGATCGGCACATTCTTCTCTGATGGTTGGACTTCATTTACAGATGGTGTAGGGAAAGTTGCTGGAGGTATTGCCGCATTTGCGAAAGATCCAGCTGGAACTATGTCGGCAGTTGGTGAATCAATATCCTTCCTTCTC